GAACTCTCCTACATAGTTTGTTGTAATGTTTAATGTTGTAGCCATATTTATTTCTCTTTAATTAAATCTAAAATTGATTTGCGCTCGTTATCAGCATCTTGTTTTTTCGTAAGTTTAATTTCTTCAACTTCCTTTTCTTCTTCTTTTACCGCTTCTGAAAGTTTGGTAAATCCTTCCGCAATTTGAGTAGCGATTGAAAGTTTGAAATTATCCAAAGCCGTTTGAAGCTCATTTACTTTCGTTTCTAATGCTTTGAATTTATCATCTTCCATCGCAACGTCTTCCTCTGGATTGGGCATTTCCTGCTCTTTAATTTCCACACATTTAGAATCTGCGATAAATACTATCATATCATTTTCTAAAGTGTAATCTCCATCGGGTACTGGTTGTTTTTCTCCGTTCTCGTCAGTCATCCATACTTCTGCATCTAACGCCAACATTGCGCCTTCAAACTCAATTTTAGATTTAATTAAAGAGAAATAAATATGGCTACAACATTAAACATTACAACAAACTATGTAGGAGAGTTCGCAGGTGAACTTTTCGTAGAGGCATTCAAGAAAATGTCAGCAATTGACAATGGAGCGGTAACAATCTATGAAGATGTGAACGCACCTTTGTATCTTAGAAAATTAGCAAGCGAAGATACCGAACAAGCATATTCTTGTGGTTTCAATCCGCTTGGTTCTATTACGCTTTCAGAAGTGAAATTAGAAACTGAAAAGAAAAAGGTAGATTGGGAACTTTGTAAAGAGGAATTAAGAGTGAAATATGGCTCAAAATATACTGGTATTTCTGCTCAAAACAAAACATTAGCTGCTGAATTTGTAGATAAATTAGTCGCTGAAAAAATCAAAGACCAAGCTAAAAGATTACAGACAAAAATTTGGCAAGCAACCGATGCAGTAGATGGATGGGATGGTTTCTTAGCAAGATTTAATGCTGATGCAACTGTTGACAAAATTAATGCTGCTGCAACTATTGATAAGACTAATGTTGTTGCTGAAATTGAAAAGGTAATTTCTGCTATTCCAGTAGAAGTTGAAAATGGCGTGCTTTCAGTTTCAAGAGACATCGCTCAAGCGTATAATTTCTCATTAATCGGTCAAGGAATTGCAAACGGTTTAGGCGGTAATGCAAACACTGATTTGATTTTCGGAAATTATAGATTAGTAGTAGATTTAGGTTTACCAGCAAAAACAATGGTATTTGCAGACCCAGCAAACTTAGCATTCGGAACTGCTTTAGTTTCTGACCACAATGAAGTAAGCGTAGTTGATGAAGATGAAATTGGATTGCTAACTGGAAAAGTAAGAGGCAAAATGGCTTACTCCTACGGCACACAGTACATTTTCGGAGCTGAAATTGTGTATTACAGACCAGCCTAAAAACCTTAGTAAATTAATAAAAATAATACCGCTCATTAATTTGGGCGGTTAATAATTTAAAAAAAAATAAATATGGCTTGTGATTTTATAACAAAAGGAAAAAAAGCAACTGCATGTATGGATAGCGTTGGTGGTGTGAAAAACTATTATTTCGCATTGTGGGGCGATTACGGCATTACAGTAGCAGCGGGAGAGGTTACATCTCTCGGCACGTTGGCGCAAGTCTTTAAATACGAGGTTACTGGTAACGCTAATTCACTAACTGAAACATTTAATCCTTCAATGGAAAATATGACTGCATTTGTTACGCAAGTGGCTTCTGCAACTTTTCAAGGATTAAATAAGGATTTACAAGTTCAGTTATCATTGTTGGCGAAATCAAGAACTTTAGTATTTGAAGAAGACTACAACGGTAATATCAAATTAATGGGATTGACCAACGGAGCTTATGGCAGTGCAGGAACAGCAGTAACTGGAGCGGCAAAAGGTGATTTAAGCGGATATACCATTGAATTAACAGCGGAAGAAAAGGATTATGCACCATTCTTAGCTTCGGCAGCTAAAACGGCGTTATATGCAGCGGTAGAAGATGTGTACGTTTCATAATTTTAAAAGTTTTAATTTTGCCCTCGATTAATTTCGGGGGCTTTTTTGTTTATAATCATTATAAATTACAATTATTTTATTTTTGCTATTTACTTATGTAAATAATTGTTTATATTTGTACTATAATTAATCAATTAAAATTAAACATTATGAAAAAACTATTTTTATTAATTCCTTTATTTTTGATTTCATGCGCAAATAGAGAAGAAAGTGAAAGTGACTGTAATTGCGATAAAATCTATTACAATCTAGAATACTACACTATTGTAAATCAATATGGCTTAATTGAATTGAAAAGCAGGTTTAAAGCTACTGGAGCAGTTGAAAAAGCTAATCAATGTACGCCAACCGACTACATGAAAATTGATAACGACAGTTACATTAAAATTGTTTGTCATTAATTTTACTTTTTTCATTCAATATTTTCTATTTTAACCACCTTTTTTGGGTGGTTTTTTTGTTTATAAGGTAAAATTTACACTTATTTTCGTTTATTAGTTATGAAAATAATTTCTAAATCAGATACAATTCATCAAATTAAAGTCATTCCAAGACGATATGCGGAAATTACCACCGCAAAAATAACCCATGAATTGACTGATAAAACCACAATTTTAGATTTTTACACGCAATTTGAGAAAAATGGTTATTTATTTTTCTCTTTTGAGTTTGTGGCAAAAAATGGAAATGAATATTTTCTTGAATTATACAATAACAACGATATTATTTATCGTGGAAAAATAAAATGTGATGAGTAACATTGAAGTAATAAAACTTGCCGAATACCAAAGACCTACCATAAAAGAAAGCATTTATCAAAGTTGGATTTTAAACGGCGATAAAAATAGCTTTTATAAAGAAATTATAGATGGTTATAATAATTCGCCAACAAACGCCGCTATCATAAGCTCGTATAGCTTAATGACTTATGGTTTAGGATTAAACCAACAACAAAATATTATCTCAAAATCTGACCTTAGAAAAGTTTGTGCGGATTTAAATTTGTTTGGAGAGGCTTCTGTAGAAATTCAGTATAAAAATAAAAAGGCGGTTAAAATTTATCACGTACCGAAAAATAAAGTAGTTCCTTCTAAACAAATTGACGGAGAAATACGCTCATGGTGGTATTGTGAAGATTGGAGCCAACCAAGAAAATATCAACCTATCGAATTTGATGCCTTCGGATTTGGTAATAAAAGCAAAAATGAAATCCACGTTATAAGAGATTATGCGTTCGGTCAATTCTATTTTGCGAATCCGCAATATTTGGCGGCACTTCCTTATATTCAATTAGAAAATGAACTTTCAAACTACTTTGTAAATCACGTTAAAAATGGATTTTCGGCTGGTCATGTTATCAATATGAATATGCAGGAGCCAGATGATGAAATGAAAGGGAAAATAGTTGCTGATATTAAACGTAAATTAACTGGAAGTTCTAATGCTGGAGAGGTAATTGTAAGTTTCAATTCAAGCAAAGAATACAATACCAAAGTAGATCGAATTGAGGTTAGCGATGCGCATTCGCAGTATAATTGGCTTTGCGAATTTGCAAGAGACCAAATTTGCGTAGCTCATAAAGTAATTTCGGGAGCTATTTTAGGAATTGCAAAAGGCACTGGATTTTCGAGCAATGCAGAAGAAATTGAGACAGCGTTTAATGAGACAATGATTAATGTTATCACGCCAAAACAAGAGCTTATTTGCGATAATTTAGAGGCTATTACCGAAATGCAAAATTTAGCGTTCATCCCATTAAGACAGTCAATGAGTAATGAGGCAAAAAGCGCACAAACGCCAACGCAAATGGCTAAACATGACCACGAAACCGATGGTATTGCAGATGCATTAATTGAATTAGGTGAGGAAGTAGATAGCGAAGAGTGGGAAGTGGTTTTGGAAAATGATTTGGAAGGCGTGCCAGAAAATATAGATGCTAAATTAAATTTGTCTGCAAGTATAATGTTAGGTGATTTAGAAATGGCTCGTGACTTTGCGAGTTTTTGGAAAGATAAATCAGAACAAGATACGAGTTTGTTTAAAGTAAGATATAAGTACGATGGCGCAGGATTAGGTGAGCGTGAATTTTGTCAAAAAATGATGAAGGCAAATAAGGTTTACAGAAAAGAGGATATTGATTTAGCTGCGGATAAAGTTGTAAACAAAGGCTTTGGACCTCGTGGCGCAGATACTTATAACATTTGGCTCTACAAAGGCGGCGTAAACTGCCAACATAGATGGATAAGAGTGATATATTTACGCAAAGGAAATGAGAAATTAAGTGTTTATGAGGCTCGAAAAATGTTAATGAAGTTAGATCCTGATTTGCGTGAAAAAGCGAGATGGAAAGAAAATGAGAAAGAAGTTGCTCAAGTGGCTTCTGAACAAAACAACTACTGGAAATTAGATTAATATGACAATTCTATTAACAGACACCGAACTATCAAAGAACACCCTTTTAAGCGGTAACATTGATAAAGATAAATTGAGACAATGTATTTTAGATGCTCAAGCCGAGCGTTTAGAGGTTTTACTTGGCGAAAAACTTTACGAAAAAATTTGTGCGGATTATGAAGCTGATACTTTGGGA